GAATCCAGCACTATCTAATGAACTATCAAATATCTCATCTAATATTAGTAGATTGGTATTGGTACTATTTTTCATTTTCGCTATGGCTCTCCATGTAAATAGTAATGCTAAATCTATTCTCATCTTTTCACCTTCACTAAATGATTCATAATTAAAATTATCACGAAATCTTGACTTGATTGTTTCTTCAAAGCTTTCATCAAGACTAAAGTTTACATAAAATTCCATAGATGCTAAATACTTGTTTATCAGCTGATTCATAATAGGTAAATACTGTTTAATAATTTTAGTCTTAATACCTGTATCCTGTAACATTGCTTTAGATGCTTCTTTATAAACTTTTTCTTCCTTTAAATCTTTTCTTTGTTTTTCAACTAAATCATATTCATCTTTGAGTATTCTTAATTTTTCTTCATCTGTATTATTGATTGCACTTTTTTCTAACTCTTTTATTTCTGAATCTAATCTAATATTCCATTTTTCTAATTCTTGAATAGATGTATTTAAACTTGCAATCTCTATTGAATTGGTTTGTATATCACTTGTAATTTTTTTGATTTCACCTAGTCTGGTTTCAGTTTTAATTAACTCTTCTTCCATTTTTGAAAGACCATCTGCAATCTCTTTTCTTTCTGTTTCTTTTGTGGTTATCATTTGTGATTTAAAATCTTTAGGTATATCTTGTGTACATACAGGACAATCATCATGTTTTTCGAAAAAGTCAATCATTCTATCTTTTTCTTTTTGTTTTTCTGTAAGTGTAGAACGCAAGTCTTTTAATTTCATATCTTTTGATTCTATATTAATTTGGTCTTCTACAGATTGATATAATTTTTTATTTGTTTCTTCTAATTCAGTTTTTTTGTTTCGTTTTTCATCTAAACTTTTTGCATTGAATTCATAATCATTTTCTTTTTCTTTAACAATAACATCTTTGTTCTTTTTAATATCTTCAATATATGCCTCTTGCATTACAATTTTTTCACCAGATAATTTATACTTGTATTCTATCTCTTGTAACTCACCAACTAAATCTTTTAGTCTTTGTTTAATCAATGCATTCATCATAGAGAATATTTTTATATCTAATAAATCCTCAACAACTTCTCTTCTGAATCTAGCTTTAAGTTGCATAAATGGCACGAATGTAGAACTACCTAATATGACCACTTGTGTAAATGAACGATAATTTAATTTAAGTATTTGTTGTTCTAGAATCTTTTGATAATCACGACTGTTAGCTTCTTGATTTAACATGACATCATTTTGCCATATTTCAAATACATTAGGTTTGATACCACGAACAATTTTATATTTACGACTTGCAATACTAAATTCTACTTCAACGACTGTTTCCATAGCATTGACTGTGTTAATTAATTGTGATTTACTAATTGTTCTAAATGGTTTTCCAAATAAACTAAAACATAGTGCATCAAGAACAGTAGATTTACCTGCACCATTTTCACCGATAATAAGTGTTGTCTCATTTCGGTCTAATTCTATTTCTGTAAATTGGTTACCTGTGGAAAGAAAATTTTTCCAACGAACCTTTTCAAAATGTATCATTCTAAGTCTAAGTCTTGTGCCTCTACATATAGAGACCTCATTTCATTTTTTAATCTATCCTTTTCTAAATCAATAGATAAATCATCAATATATTTGTTTAATAATGTTACGGTATCCTCAGTATTGTTTATGATATCATCTGATACTGTACTTGCATCTAAATCTGAAAAATCTTCAACAATTTTTATATCAAAAGCATCTGCTTGATATAGTCTATCTAAGAATTGGTCAAACTGATATAAGTCTTTTTTGTTTACTACGATTAATTTTACATATTTATTTTGATACTTTGTAATATCATGTTCTGAATAATTTTCTTTAGTATCATCATAATATATTTTTTCATATATGGTATATGGATTAACTATTCTTTCTAATGTTTTAGTTTCTGTGTCATAAATGTGAAACCCTTTTGGGTCTTCCCAATCACCCCAATAAATTTCGTAAGGTGTACCAAGATAATATATTTGACCATCATCTGACTTGTGATGAAAATGTCCACTCATGACTGTATCAAACTTTCTAAAAAATTCTTTTTCACGACCACCATGTGAATGAATTACACTTTTGTTCATTTGAAAACCATTGATTTCTAGATGACCCATACATACATCAGCTTTAGTTTCATCTATCATTCCCTCTGCATATAATTCATTTGTAGAATTTATCCACGGCATCAGTAATATTGGAAATCCACCAAAGTCTACTTCTGTTGCATCTTCGTAGATATGAATATTTTTATGTCTGTTTCCTAACAACTCTGTAAGTGAATTTACCTGACTTGTATTTTTATAATAGATATCATGATTACCCACTAACATATGTAATTCTATTTCTAAGTGTTGAAATGGTAATATAAATCTTTCTCTAAAATCTTTTGCAGTACGATAGGATACATACTTACGCCTATCAAAACAATCACCTAAGTGAATACATGTTTTAATATTGTGTTGTTGTAAATATGGAAAAAATACTCCCTCATAAAATTGATAGAAGTATTCATTAAAATTTACATTGTCATTTCTTGCACCAAAGTGAGTATCAGTTATCAGTGCTATCTTCATTTTCTTCCATATATTGTTCTAGACCCTCAGGTAAATCTTCCACTTGTTTTTTCTTAGTTTTGTAAACATCTTCATCTGGTAACATTATATTAGGGTCAAATCCTCTCACATCATAAACTGTATCATCATTATCTAATGTTGTAAAAGTTTCATAGTTTTGTTTTTCAATTATTTTGTTTTTAATATGAGTTTGCTTTTTCTCTTTTTGAATTCTTCTTAAAAATGCATAGTATATAATTTGTGTGAAATATGCAAAAGGATTTTTTGACTTTTCTGGGTCAAAGTTATGTATGTATTGTAAACAGTTTTCAATGCCATCTGATACCATTTCTGAACGATATGTATAATTAATAAAATTAGGTCTATAAGATAAACCATTTGCAATCTTTAAAAAACACTCACCAATATAATTTGTTACAGGTGGAACTTCTTCTCCCATTTCTTCTGCATCCTTACAAGCGTCTTTCCAATCTTTCATAGCTTGAAGAAATTTTGCGTTATCTACATAATGTGCTTGTTTCTTTTTTGACATATTAGCATGGTACTTGGTTACACAACATATGTCAAGAATTATCTACACTTTTTATTAATTTATTTTTGCTTTTTTTTGCAAATATGCATTGACAATATTTGTTGTGACCATTATAATAGCTTTGTGTCCACCAGGGTAATACTATAGAGTAGCGCTTAATGTTTAGTATCTGATATAGGTAAACTGTCTAACTCTTCCTCTGATACTTCTATCTCCTCTTCATCTATTGGTGTTTCTTCATTTGTAGATGATATCTTTTCAGCATATTGTTTAAATAATTCTTTTACTTGTTCATTTGCCATATCTATTTCTTGTTCAGTGGCTTCCTCAGTAAATCTAGGTTTTAGTTTAATATGGTCTACACTAGTTTCGCCTTCTTTGTTAGTTACAGCATTCAACATAAATTTATAATAATTAACTAAAGCGTATGACGCATCACTTATTGCCACTATATTAGACCTTTCTAAATCAAAATTATCATCACTAGTGAAAGGTTGTAACCAGCGAGACAATATGAGAGCCTCAGTCACACCAGTCTTTGTGATTTTATTTCTAATCTCCATTTTTAATGGTTGAGATATGTGTAATACTCTTGAATCTAAATCTACATTATGACTTTTCATGCAAGTGCAAACTATGTCCTCTCCATTAGCTAGTTTTATGACTTTTGTTGTATTCTCGTTCATATCCTTATTTTGTCTATCTGATATTCAAACTGCTCCTCATTGTAAATATTTATTCTTTCTAGAAAGTGATTTAATGTAAAATTTTTTCTATCTTTATAACTAAAATCATCAGCAATATCTAAAAGGGTTGTGTGTATATCGCCTCTATCTGATTTACGCAACCCACGGCCGATGGATTGGAGCACTCGTATTCTAGACTTAGACGGACTTGCGAACACGACATTATGCAAGTTCCTAATATTAATACCAGTAGAGAATGTACCATACGACGCGATAATGATTGCATTTGTTTCTTTTTCTGTGATTGCACGAATCTTCTCCCTATCTTCTGTATCCACACCACCATGTATGAAAAAAACTTTTCTGTTAAAGTCTTTCATCAAATTATATAACACTAGCCCGTGTTTTTCTACTAGCTGATATAAACATAGTGTATTACCACTTAGGTTATCACAAAGTCTTGAAATAAAGTCATTCCGTGTCTTGTGGGATACTATGTATTGTATCTCTTCACTATATTTTAAGTCTTTAACTGCTTTACAGTCCTCTTCCTTATGTTTAAGTACAATACACTTAATTTTTAAACTTGCAAGTGTATCTTTATCAATTAGTTCTTTGGTGGTTGTTACTTTTTTAACTTTACCAAATAATCCCTCTAAAACTAATCTATGTGTTTGTGTGCCATCTAATGTTCCTGTCATACCAAAACGATACTTACAGTTTATTAGTTTGGTCATAATTGTAGTTAATGATTTAGACTTAAATAAATGAGCCTCATCACCTACAACACATCCAAAATTTTCAAAGTATTTTTTATCTAGTTTATAGAGTGATTGCCATGTTGAAATAATTACAGGTTTATCTGTATCCTTTTCATGACCTTGATATATTCTATGTAAGTATTTATCATCCCATCCATAGTCAATAAAATCTGAATACATTTGCTCTACTAATGATGTAGTAGGCACTAGTATTAATATTTTTTTACCTTTTAGTAATAAATTATAGTATCTAATTAAAGCATAGATAATAAGTGATTTACCACTTGCAGTTGGTGATATTAACATACCTCGATTCTTAGATATACCGTACCAAATTGCTTCGCTCTGATAATCTCTAAGTGTTAAATCTTTACCTTTTGATTTAGGTTTTAGTGATTTAATAAACTCTTCTACATTATTTTTATCAACATTTTTTGTGTCATCTACATCATCATCAATGTCATAACCTATTTCGTTTCTGTCACAAAACTCTTTGATATAATCTAGTAGACCAACATATATTTTACCTGTCTTATCTGAGAATAATCTTATCTTACCATCCCACATTTTATTTCTATATGCGGGCATAAACTTATGACCAGGCACTTCAAAAGTAAAATACTGCACTAGTTCGTAGCAGATACCAGGGTTATCGCATTCTATTTTTAAATAAACTTCATTCAGTTTAGATATGTGAATTCTGTAATGTGCCTGGTTGTCCATAATCACCTCTTAATAATATATTCCATGATATACTAATTCTAGTTTTATCTGTTACTGGTACCCAATGTGTTAACCAACTTGGAAAAATTAAACCACCACCTTTTTGAGAATCAAATGCCAACATACTAGCATTTGACTGTGTTACCTTTGTAACATCTATTTGAAAAACACTTGCCTGTGGTCTTGGGTCAAAAAATTGTATTTGTGAACCACCCTCTAGATAATACACGCCAGAAAAAATATTATTTGAATGGGTGTGTGGTGGATGTACCTCACCTTTAACTAATTTATTTGCCCACATACCTGTCATTTCAATATTTTCATATTTGTAATTTAAATCTTCACATATTTTTTCAGTTATAATACCAATTGAATTTGCAAATTTTGGTATATCAATAAACAAATTATCTGGTGTTTGGATAATAAGTTCTTCTCTAGATTTTTCTATATTATTTAATTTATTAATAACTAAATTATATTCTTGTTCATCCATGTCAAATTCAAAAGAATTTATTATGGTAGGAAATAAACTATGTTTTATCACATCAACCATGATACAATACTCCAGCGTGTACCTGATGTAACTTTTTTAACTTCATGAGGAAACATAAAGTTTGATGGGAAAATAATAGCATCACCCTTTTTAATATTTAAATGTAGTTCTGACACAATAAAATCACCACCTTTAAAATCATCATTTAAAAATAATAAAACTGTTGCTTGTGGATATCCATATTTTTGACCATGACTATGATGTATA